TAACATCTGCCACCCTATTTCTCTTGATTGTTTCTTTAATGAGTTATACATAATACTCATCATATTAGGTCTAATAGGATTAAATTTACAAGATGGATACTTTTCCTTAACCATGTTTATTAGTTCCTTAGATATCTTCTTAGAATCAGGATAAGAGTAGTAAAATTCTATACCCAAATCTTCACATACAGCTGCCAAACACCATCCACTCCAAGAACCATCTACTGATAGATGAGTAAGTGGTTTATTTGGGTCAACATACTTCTTAACTAACTCGTAGATAGCAGCCATTTTACCCCAAGGTGGTAGATTGATTCCATCACCCATAAGGTCATCTCGTTTTACCCAAACGGACCTTCCTTTGATTTTATATTCTTCTAATGGAGTATCTTCTGTTAATCCTAAAACCATAAATTCTTTATTCTATTCAAATGAGCATCTTGTACTCTATCCTCCAAACAACTATCAATTACCATCTTTAATGTTTCTGCAAATTCTACATTTACATAACCACCCAATTTACCATGAGAATCTTTTGGTTGATTGTACTGCCATGATGTATGTTCGTAATATCTAATTTCTTTCCTTTCAGTTAATCTTTCTCTACCATCTGAGGTTAGCATATCAAAGTGTCCATTTCTTAACTTCTCTGATACTGAAAACTCTAATATTGCTCCGTTATCAAAAACCTCACCACGAGATATTGATATAATATCTACTTCATTTTTTATCTTAGAAAAGAAAGTTCTATCGAAATAATTTTTGGTTGAATTATTTAAAGGAATTGTGATTACAATTGTTTTACAAAACTTTAAATATCTATCGATTTCTTCTTGAGATGTTTTTGAATTTACAACATTAAAGTTACCAATCTTCTTTTGTAATTCTCTTGAGATTGCACCATTACCAAAAATCAAAATAGAATCATCTTCTTTAATTTTATTACTAATCCAATTTGCACATGGTTTTGCAGTTGGAGCAGTAGCTACGATTCCAATGTTTCGTTTTCTGGCCTCTTCGATATTAACATTGTCAATACCATGAGAACGACAAACTACCCATTCTAAATTTTTATAATCAGTAAACGTTTTTTTACCAACTTTACTGAACTTAACTGAAAGGACTTTTATGTTATCTTTATCTAAGGTAGGTTTTTCATATGCACCGAGAGTATTAATCGATGGCAATCTCTGTAATACTACCTCTGATATGTCCGATTTGTCTTTTAATAAAACTGCTTGGTACATTCTTTTTTATAAATAATTTTTCAAATTCATCTTCTATTTTAGATTTCCAAATTGGTTGTTTGAGAAAGTCAGTATGACACCCAACTTGAAATGTTTTCTTTGGTCTCCAAAGTAATTCTTTGTTTTTAATATCCTTATCAAATGCTTTTCTAAGAATATATTTCATAATTTTACCATTCCCTCCATTTTCATCTCTGTATTTCGTTGGAATTCTCAATCCAAAATCAATAAGTTTTTTATTTAAGAATGGTGTTCTTAATTCAACTTCACCACCATACATCATGGCTTTGTTAGTTCTAATTAAATTTGTTTTGTGTAAATTGTTTAATAAATTTACTCTTTTTTGGTGATACCATATTGGTTCTGGCCAACAGAATCGTTTTACATCTCCATAAGAAGCAAATATTTCATCCGCACCTTCACCACCAAATACAACTTTATATCCTTTCTTTCTTACTTTCCATGCTAAAAATAGTTGTGCAACTGCAGGGGATACTTGAGTCCATTTATGAGTTTCAGATGCCCAAATAGATTCAGGTAATATTTCTTCAATATCTTCTCTATCAACATTTATTTCATGTAACTTTATACCAAACTCCTCAGCGGCTAATCTAGCATAATGTAAATCATCTTTTTTCTGTGATTGTCTTTTCTGAGAAACATTAACTACAAACGCTTCTATGTTTGGATTGATTTGAGAAAGAATATAAGTAATGATGGTACTATCAATCCCACCACTCAAAATAGTACAAATAGGTACATCTGCAATCATTTCATCTTCTACGGCCTCCCATAGAAGTTTTTTAAATTCTTCTGCATAATAATCTTCTCCCATATCTTCACCCTCATAATCTATAAATTCTTCGGGTGTTCTTGGATAATAACTTGTTGGTAACTTATTATTATATGGTTTTGGTTTAAAATCAAACCAAGTATATTCTTTCAATACACCAACTGAGTTGTAAGTTATAAAAGTACCTGGTTCAACAACTTTTATAAGTTCTTTATCTTTGTATGATGAATTGAATCGAGAACCTTTATCAATATTATAATAAGTAATTTCTTCAACTGATTCGGTTATACCTTTTACTTCACTTGAAAATACAATTTCTTGGCCGTTGTGATAATAATAAAAAGGTAACCTACCCATAAAATCTCTACCAAGAATCAGATAATCTTTTTTCTTATCATAAAAGGCAAATGAAAACATACCTTCCAATTCGTTCATCTTTGATTTAAGATTTTCATAGTTATCAATCAAAAAATATAATAACAATTCAGAATCAGAATTTTTTGTTTTAAAGTTATACTTTGACCTAAGTTCTTTATCAAATCTATCAAAAGTAGATTTCCACAATTCACCATTAAATGCAAGATAGTATCTTTCATCATCAGAAATCATAGGTTGATTTGCAGATTCTGATAAATCTTGTATAGATAATCGATTATGGGATAGATACATCCCATTTTTAAAAGAAAATATAGTATTCCCATCAGTACCACGATGCATCATTGCCACAAGGCCTTTTTTAATATCATCGGAGTTCTTAATGAGATTACCTCCCAAGATTCCACACATATTAAAAAGGTGCTTTTAGTTCATTATCTCTCTCAATGGTTGTACTCATATGGTCAGCCCAATGGAGGATGTACTGAATGTTTGTTTTTAGATATTTTGATACATCGAATACTTTATAATACTTTACATTATCTTCATCATACATACCATCAGTAAGTTTGATACCAAAGTATTCATTTTCTGTATATTGAACTCCATATTTTTGAAGTAAGAAGAAAGTTCTATCAGTATGTGTTAGATAAGATAATTCTGTATTTCTTTTATAGAATTCTCCACGATTTTTGATGTGCCATTCACTATCATTTGAAACATAATGCAGATTTCCTTTATCACCTAATTTACCTAAATCGTGGTGGAATGCTGCAAATAGTAGTTCTTCTTGTTCAAAATCGATAATACCACCAGCTTCTTTGTAGAGTTTCATCATACGAAGTGAGTTTCTTGCCACATTCATAACATGGTCAATGTAACCACCTTCGTAAGCATTGTGGTAGTTTTTATTTCCACTCGCAGGAGATAACATTAGGTTTGGTCCTAACTCTTCCATTGAATACATATGAAGAAGTTTTTCTAGTCTTTCTCCTTCAAATGATTTTTTGATTGCCTCGATAAACTTGTTATAGTTTTCTTCGAGTTGTTTTTCATCGTAACGATTCATGTAACTTTATTTAAGGTTTATACTCTATCTATTGGAATAGTAATTAAATGATAATTACCATATTGTGGATGTTTTTGTAAGAAATCAACTTTTGAATCTATCTTTAACTTAAAAGCAGTTTCTGTTTCAATGTAATAAAGAACCTTTGAGCCATCCATACTACTAAGTTTCTTACTTTTGTTAAATGGAACTTTTGGTGTTCCTTTGATAATCTGTTCCTTCTCAGTATTATCTACAAATTTTATTGATGCCATATATTAATAATTTTATTTTATACAAATATACGAAAAATATTTGAGAAATCCAAATATTTTTTTAATTTTTTAATTCGTTAAGTGCATTCGAGTATGCCATCTCTGATTGTAATCCAGCAAACCTTTGAACTTCTTGTCCATCTTTTTCAATAATAACCGTAGGAACTGAACGAACATAATACTTTTGTGCTACTTCGAATTGTTCATCTATGTTAATATCTTGGAATGATACATCATTGAATTTACCTTTAACTTGTTCCATAATTGGTGTTAACATCTTACATGGACCACACCAAGTTGCATAAAATTTCTTTACTTCTAACATAATTTCTCCTTTTTAAGTATTCTCTCTCTTTTAAAATTTTCGATATATTTTGTTTTCATTTCAGAATCTATTTCAACATTAAGATAATCAGATAATACATCTAACTCATCTCCATAATAGATTCCTTCGTATGTAAACAAAGGAATATCAAATTCAGATGATAACCTTTTTAAAAGCTGGCCATGAACTTCAAACTGAATTTTAGATTCATTAACCATTTTTTCATCTATATTTTCATATGGTTCTCGTATATGATACTTACTCATATCTTTACCATACTTTCCAAATTTAAACGATAGTGATTCTGCTTGTTCTAATTTGTTTTCTCTATCTAATAAAATAACTTTATCAAATTTTGTTATAACATTAGAACCAAACTCAAACATACTATCATATACATTTGGTTTGTGATGAATCATCATTTTATAAAAATAATTTTTATTTAATGATTCAATAGTTTTTTCTCTATCTGAAAATGGTGTTATCACTAATTTCAATTTCAAAACATTTGAAAGATATTTTGATAAATTAGTAGAACCACTTCTAGCAGAACAAAGTAAACTAACCATCACACGCAACACAATCAGGGTCAACCGCTCTTGTAGCAATATCACCCCTAAGAACTGATTCGGTTCTCATATAATATAGAGTTTTAATTCCTTGTTTCCAAGCCTCTAATGTAACTTGATTAATCCACTTCGGTGTTGCAATCGAAGGGAATGCCAAATTCAATGAAACTCCTTGGTCAATATACTGTTGTCTAACACCAGCTTGTTTAACCAAATCCATTTGATTTATTTCTTTGAATGTTCTGAACACATCCTTGACAGGATAGGTTTTTATTTTATCATCATCTGATACTTCTTCACATTGTACCATTTTACCATTTAAAAAACACCAAGAATTCAGTTCATTAAGGTCTTGAACAGAACCACCATCTTCTAAAATTTTATCCCAAGTATCTTTGTTATTGATACCAGCTTTTCTTAGTACCTTTTCTAACTCTTGGTTTTTTCTAATGAAAGTTCCTTTTGCAGTTTGTTCAGTAAATATGTTTGCTGCCCATGGTTCAATACCAGCAGATACATTACCACTTAGTTTTGAGTTTGAAACTGTTGGTGCAATTGCTCGAAGGTGAGTATTTCTCATTCCACTTTCTTTACACCATAGTGGTTCACCATATTCTGATGCTAAATCTCTTGATGCTCTTTCTGATTCAATTTTAATTTGAGAGAAAATTTTACGAGTTTCGAATTGTGCCTCCATACCTTCAAATGGAATACCATTTTTCTGTAAGTGAGTATGCCATCCTAATACACCAAGACCTAATGCTCTACCTTTTTCAGCAGATGCAACTGAGTTTTCGAATCCTCTCATGTTCTTAGCTTTTTGGATAAACTCTGAAAGTACTCCATCTAAGAACCAAGTTGCGGTATAAATTAAATCAGTATCCTTCCACTCATCATACTTTGCTAAGTTTACTGATGATAAACAACAAACGAATGAGTGATTCTCATCTGTATGTAGAGTGATTTCAGAACAGATATTAGTCATGAATACTTTTAATCCATTCTTCTTATACATTTCAGGATTTGCATTGTTTACATTCCCTTTAAACATGATATACGGTTCACCAGTTGCTTTTCTTTTTTGTAGTAGTTTTCCCCACTTTCTTCTTGCAGTTTCATCACCATCTTGAAGTTTTCTCATAAACTTGTTACCAACAACTGCACATTGGTGAAGGTTGAGTGATTGTCTATTTACATCTCCCTTTGGTTCTCTGATTTCTAACCACTCTTCAAAATCTTTGTGTTCAATATTAAGGTTAACCGAAGCTGCTCCTCTTCTTACTGAACCTTGATTAGTTGCAAGGATTGTAGAATCATATATTTTTGTAAATGGTACAACACCATCCGATGTTCCATTACCTGTAATCGGTGCTCCTGCAGGTCTGATTTGATTGATACCAATACCAACTCCACCACCATGTTTTGCAAGTAACATTAGTTCTAAGTTCTTTTTACCAATATCATAAATAGAATCGGCTACATCGATACCAAAACAAGAGATAGGTAAACCTCTATCAGTACCAGTATTTGAAAGAACTGGTGTTGCGAGGTTTAACCAACCTTTCCAAATATAATCAAAGAATTTAGATGCCATGTGTGGTTTGTTTAACCTCTGAGCTACCCTTGTTGCAACTCTCCAATAAGCATCTTTAGGTTTTTCACCAGCAAGTAAGTAACCTTTAGAAATTGTTTTTACATAAATTTCTGTATTTGCCCATGATGGGAAATCAACATCTAATTCCCAACCTAATTCTTCTCCGTAGTTTATCTTAGCCATTTCTTTGTTTTTTTATTTTATTATATTTTATTGCTCTTAATGCAATATCTACCAACATACCGGTTGGATTTGGAGATAAGATAGAACCCGTCATTCTTCGATTCCATCTATTTTTCATGTTTTCTGTATTCCTATTCATCTTTAACAAAAACACCATCAACAGTTTTACCTGTTCTATCTTTTATTTCATTCCATGCTGCCTCTAAACATTCTGTTGGTGATAAACCCAATTGTTTAGATAAAATAATAAGTGTAACGAAAGAGTCTCCA